TAAAGTTTGCTTATCAAAAAATAAATCATGCATTTGTCAAGTTTTTAACAGGCGGGCGTTTTGTGCTTCCTGTTCCGGTAAATGATAAAAACACTGGGTTTGTATTTAGCAATGGGTCAAGCATACGAGTAGGTACTGGATATCGAGGCGATACGCTTCAATCACTGCACATATCAGAATTTGGCAAGATATGCAAGAAGTATCCAGAAAAGGCAAAGGAGATTGTAACTGGCGCTCTTGAGTCGGTAGGCATTGGCAATCGAATTACCATTGAAAGCACCGCAGAAGGTCGGGAAGGTTATTTCTACGAGTATGCAGAGGCAGCAAGGATCTTAAAAGAGAAGAGCAAAAAGCCTAACTCAATGCAATATCAATTCCACTTTTATTCATGGTGGCAAGATCCTGCTTATACGATGGATGAAGAGCAGGATATACCTGAACGTCTATCTGCTTACTTTGCAAAGCTTGAATCAAAGCATGGCATTGCATTAACTGCCGGACAGAAGAAGTGGTACGCAAGCAAGGAGGCAAAGCTAGGCAGTGAGATGACTAGAGAGTACCCAAGCACACCAGAAGAGGCGTTCTTGCAGGCCATTGAAGGGGCTTATTACTCGCAGCAATTCAGTAAGATCTATAAAGATGGCCGTATCTGTGTATTGCCTGATAATGATCACCTTGCCGTGCATACATGCTGGGATATCGGTATCGGGGATAGTACGGCGATCTGGTTCTATCGCATGGTAGGCGATGCGCCCCATATTCTTGATTACTATGAAAACTCAGGCGAGTCTATGGGTCATTACATCAAGATAATCGAGGATAAGGGCATTGCTAATGGTTGGAAGTTTGGCAATCATACTGCCCCGCATGATATCAATAATCGCGAGTTTGGCAGCAAAGGTAAGACACGCAAGGATTTAGCAGCGGAAGGCGTGGAATACATGGGTAAGACGTACGCTATCAAGTTTCAGGTAGCGCCTAAGCTGTCGATTATGGACGGTATCGAGGCTGCAAGGTTGTTGCTAGCTAAGTGTGTTTTCGATGAAGATAAGACGACAGAAGGGGTTAAGGTGCTAGAGCATTACAGAAAGGAATGGAACGATAAGCTAGGCTGCTGGCGAGATAATCCGCTACATGACTGGTCGTCACACGGTGCTGATGCGTTCCGTTATCTGGCAGTAGTAGAGAATAAGCGTAAGTCAGGTGGATTGTTCACCTAATAAAAAACCCGCCTTAATTGGCGGGTTTTTTACTTTGCAAAGCAGCAGCCCTACCCATTAATAACTCCTGAGCCGCCTTTAGTTGCCTTGTAATGTCGTCCGCTTCAGCTCCAATTCTAGCAATCTCTTCAGAAATGTAGGCTCCCGCTTCACCATTACATCCGCTGGTGCAGGTGGGATTACTGGACACACTTGCACTGGTGGCGGTACGGTTGCGCAGCCGCTCAGCACGAAGCTTATCAATAGCGGTATTAAGCTCTTTTTTTCCATCGTTTAATCCTTCTTGGTATGTTTTAGATGTTGCTACGTATGACTTTGCAATTGATTGTTCTTCTGTGCGAGCATGAGCTACAGCAGAGGCCTGCATGGTCATAGTGGCAGTTGTTTTAATGGCATGTTTGCCATCATTGTATTTGTATCCAACATATAATCCACCAGAAGCGCCAACAATAAAACTTGCAATTATTAATTGAAGTAGAATTGAATTCATAATTTTATCGTCTCCAATCCGTTATCAATATCATGTTGAAGTTGTGTACATCTTGAAAGTAAAGCATTCTTTACTTGTTCGTCTTCTTGTTCAAATGCAGCGCTGTAGATTAATTCTTTTTTTGCATGTTGCCATGCTTGATGAGCGTGAAAATAAGTTTCAAAGTAACCAAGATGCTTTCTTTTGCCACTCGATACTATTTGAGATAAAAATTTTCCATTTCTACCACACCAAGACGCACCTATTGGGTATGATCCTCGCTTAGCAGCCGCGTCACATAGAATCATGTTTAAATTACGATGGACAAAAACACAAGAAATAGGACTATATTCTTTATTACCGCTAAATATAATATCTTTATCTAGTTGCTTTCCTTCATAATCCTGATTTTTCATCCACTTTTTAAAATTAGAAAAAGTTAGCCATTCATCGCAGACCGAACATCCCTTGTATGTTGGTCTTCTTTCCTGAAAACTTTTACTATAACACCTCTTTAGCATTGAAGACCACGTCGCATGGAAATGGCAGTATAACTTTTTACCATTTACTATGTTTTGAACCATATAATCTGCATCATTAATGCCAATGCCAAGAACTAACTTTTTCATTAATTAATATCCTTTATATTAGACAAAAACAGCCCCCGTTATGAGGGCTGTTAGGATTGATGGTAGTAGTATGTTATTAATCATCTTGAATAATTTTCATAAACAATTTCCATGTTTGAATTGGTAACATGAGAAAAATCACTTCTGCATCTATTTACCTCGCATAAACAATTCGCCACGTTAATTGCTACATCCAGCGAATCGAAAGAATCAATAAAATCTTTAGCCCCTCCTGCTGGGTAATAATCTTTGCATGCAAATACATAATATCGTTCACTCATCTTGCATCGCTCCCATAACTTCATTCTGTTGATCAAACAATTCTTCTGATAGTGGTTGTAGTGGGGTGTGATTGGTCATTGTATTAATTCCTAGAGTAGTGATTAAATCTTCATGGCTCATTGTCTTTGCTAAATCAGCAACATTAACTTCAAACTCTTTATTTATTGACACTTACATTTAACTTATCCTTCTTAAAAGAAACAATCCTTAGAAATATGACAATCCAAGGAATCCACTTACCCAGCCCAGCCTCTGCTGGCATGTGCTGAGCAATTATTGGTAATTCATGATAAGCGAATGATAGCACATCTGTATAGTATTGTGCAAGTACGCCCATGAATGCGCAGAAGATAACCGTGGCTTTTTTGTGGGAGGTGCGCCAGTCATCTATCAAACGGATCATTTCTTAACCTCCTTCTTGCACGCCCAATACTCATTTACATCACTACTTGGTAGGCCGATGCAATGTGCTTTGTTGATGTATTTTGATTCGTCAAAACGAATCGTAATACGAGTAACGCTTAATAGCCCAAAAATAAGCAAAACAAGAGTTATTAGAAAAAATATATCAACTATTTTTCGTAACATCATTCACCCCACAAAATACCAAATTAAAGAATAAACAACGCCAGCGGATAGCGTTAGTAGGAAGTATTTAAGGTCTTGGTTCATTTATTTTCCATCTAGACAATCAATAAATGATTCAATCATAGAGACAAGTTCTTCAAGCTTTTCTTTTGCTTCGCTAGAGCTTAAAGACTTGTCTGCAAAAATACCTTGAATGGCCTTTACAGCTATTTCATAATATTTCCTTTTTTTGTATTCCTCATAGTCTGCGGTGAATTGTTCGCGGGATAATGGGGTTTGCCAGTCCTCTGATATAACTGGTATATATGGAAGTGACTGATTAGGGACCATGAAATCAATTAGCCACATTTTTTTATGATGTTTGGAGAGTAATGGCATTTTTGAATATTCAGCCAAAATCCCATCATCCCCATCCTGCGCAATAAACTTGCAATCAGGATGCAAATGATTAGGTGTTACTCCTGATTTAATTAGGATTTGGGATAGGTTCATTTTTTATTCCCTATTTTTTTAAATAAATTAATTACATCAAAAAATATGTTATACGAAATGTAAAAAACAACCCATAACACGCCAATTGCTGCAAGGGCGCCAAAAAAATACATGGCGACCACATCTTGTATTGTGTATACAAACATTATTTATTCTCCTTTGCCATTTCAGCGGCGACTGCGGCGCGTGGTGTATGACAACATATCAACGCCCCAAGAAACTTTTGATAATTTCGGCTTGCTTTGCCTTTGCTGCGGCCCATGCTGCGGCCCATGCTGCGGCCCATGCTGCGTCCCGTGCTGCGTCCCCTGCTGCGTCCCATGCTGCGTACCCTGCTGCGTACCCTGCTGCGGCCCATGCTGCGTACCCTGCTGCGTACCCTGCTGCGGCCCATGCTGCGTACCCTGCTGCGTACCCTGCTGCGGCCCGTGCTACGTCCCGTGCTACGGCAAGATCTTCCTCTGTCGCCTCACCATTCGCAAAGCGCTCTGCAACATCAAGTGCATTTAAACTGCTCGGGTCAGTTATTAAATACTGAACTTCACGCACAAATTTAACCGCCATTAAACGAGCTACTTTGTCACATTTTTGTGTCGTTGCACATAGCGCCCACAAGCAGTCATCTACTCCGTTTGATTCAAGAATATCAAGAATATTGATTTCTTCTTTGTGAGCAAATCGGATATAGCTACAACTATCGTTATCTTTTTCTGTAAATGGTAAGTTTTGCAGCGAGCGGACAACTTTGTTATATCCTCCGTAGCAAGCGCCAGCTTTGCGTAATTGTTTTAGCGTGGTGGTTAAAATAAATCGTTCTTGTTTTGCTCGGATGATTGCTTCGATTTGGCTAATCATTTTGAAACTCCGTTACGTTGCGTTGTTTGATTCGATGTAGTGAGTATAGATAAGTGTATAAAATTATGCAAGCACTATCTTTGCATTTAGTTGTTATAATGATAAAAATTATCCGAGGTTGACAGAATGAACTTAATGATGACGATAAATAGCGCTGTGTCAGCAGCTCGCCAAGCGTTTGCTGGCAGCATGTCACTAGACAGTAAGCGGCCTGATGCATGGTGTACCTATGGCTACCCGACTGAGATCAGTTTCGAGGAGTTCAAGACAGCATACGAGAGAACTGGTGCTGGGCATGGTGCGGTAGAGCGTATCCTTGGTAAGTGCTGGGAGAAAGTGCCGCGCATTAAACTTGATGATGGTAAGGATAACGAATCCACATGGGAAAAACAGGTAGGTGTATTTTTCCAAGAAAAGAAAACGAATGTATGGAATAAAATTATTGAGCTGGATCGCCGGGGTCTGGTAGGTTATTACTCGGCTATCATTTATCAAGTAGCGGATAACAAGCGATGGGATCAACCGCTTGAAACCGCACAGCGTCTAGTAAAGCTTATCCCTTGCTGGGAAAATGAGATTAAGGCTAGTGCTTGGGATATGGACACCAGCTCAGAGCGTTATGGCGAGCCTACCATGTGGAGCTATACCGAGAACAGGCCATTTGCTCAGTATAAGCAGCCAGTAACACAGGTACAAATCCATTGGACACGTGTTCAAGAGATGCGGACTGTTCCACTATTAAAGGCTGGCTTCAATCACATTATTGATATGTGTAAAGTTTCTGGCGGTAGTGGTGAGTCATTCTTAAAGAATTCAGCACGCACGGTTTCTGTTGAGTTTGATAAGGATGCAGATCCGACAGTAAAGGGAGTAGATGGAGCAGAGCCAGTTAGCCTAAAGGACGCTCTAAATAAGCAGATCCGCGCACTAAACACAAACCAGGACGCGGCGATTGTCTTGCAGGGTGCAAAGGTAACGACACTACAAACAACCATTGCAGATCCTACTGGCCCATGGGCTGTACCTGCTAATGAGTTTGCTGCGTCTGTTCAGTTGCCATTTACCGTTCTATTCGGTCAGCAGACAGGCCGACTAGCATCTGATCAAGATAAGACTGATACTGCAAACCGTTGTGGATCACGCCGTTTAAATGAATGCGAGCCTATGCTAACTGAGTTTATTCATCGCATGCAGGCAGCAACCCTGCTACCGGCTGGCGAGTTCAAGATTGAATGGTCTGATTTACTTGAGCCAAGCGACAAAGATCGGCTAGAGAAGACCAAGATCATGGCCGATACAAACAAAGTGACGTTTGAATCAGGAGCCGAGCCAGTTTATACGCAAGAGGAGATGCGATTGATGGCTGATTATGATCCGATGGAGATTGAAAGGCCGGTAGTGGATGTGCCTACGGATACGCCGCCTAAAGATAAGCCAGTGATGTAAAAAAAGCCCCGTTATGGGGCTTTTTGTTAATCTTCTAATCGATAGCCGTATGGATTTAACCTTAGATTAAGAATTCCAAGCAATTCATTTTTTCTATTTTCTAATGCCAATCCATCTGTATTTACTTGTGCTAGTTCTTTAAGTAACTGCTCAATAGTTTGTTGCTGTTGTGGTGCTGGCTCTTCTTCAATAATATCGAACTCGCGACGGGGAAACCAATAAACACCATCATTTGAAATAATTGAACATACAACGCCAAACTCGGAATCTTTTACATACACACCACTCGAGTTTTTATCTTTTTTAGCATAAACGTCCACAGGGAATTTAATTGCTTGAAGATCGTCATACCCACCTTTATTCAACAACCGCACCTTAACCATTTTTTCTTTGTTCATTTTGTTTCTCCAATAACAACAGGCCGCATCACTAGCGACTCTCGCCAGTCGCATTTTCCTTGGGTGAATGATGAGAAGTTATCAGCAGCATGGCTGGCCGTTGTAGATTTACTTTCCCATTTAAGACTAGGCATTGATGGCTCTGCAGTAAAAAGGCAAGAAGAACCATCGGCCCCAGTTGCTAGCCACGTTAATAACTCACTCACATGCTCCCAATTAATCCACGGCTTGGATTTGATGCGGTATTGGAACACCGGCTTAAAATCAGGGTCTTCATCTAATTCCCACTGTTCACGAATGTTTGAATATCGTTCAACCTCTGGCCTATCCATCCGCTCCCATTCTGGGATTAGCCATGTGTGGTGGTCGTATTGTTTCATTTCATCTTCTCCCATTTAACTTTATCAGCAGCACTACCGCGACAACTTACACATAATCCATCGTACTCACTGCCATAACCTTTGCCGAATCTGCATATTGGCTCGTTTGTTCTTGAGCTGCGTTTCCATAGATGCGTAGGCAATGGATCCTTTACATTTATATTGCTTGTTTTTGTGGTTATGTAGTACGTCATCACTTAGCCTCAACAAGAATTAAATCAGCATGGTCATGCTTGGTAAGCTTACTTAGCATCGTGCATGCTTCATGATGATTTAATGGCGAAGATGTCATCACGGTTACTTTTTTAGTTTTTACGTTAACGCAATGTATGTGGAATAATTTTTCAGACATTTCTAACCCCGTTTCGTTGTTTGGTATGCCTGCATTATTAACTAACGTATAAAACTATGCAAGTGTTTTGTCGTATAATGTGCATATATTTTGGAGAACCCATGAAAAACCCCATTATTCCACGTAGCAAGACCGATCCAGTAGGCGCTAACCGTATCTTAACCAAGGCACTAAAAGAGATTGACGCACGCTTTAAAGGCGCTGAGAGCGATTTGCTAGCTGCATTCAATGCAATACCAGTCTATGCATTTAACGATCTGGCAGAGGTGGCTTATGGCCTATCTAATGCTGATCGCTTAGCACTTGCTGAGACAACGCAGCGTATTCTTGATAAGTGGCTAGTAGATGGAAAATCACCCGATGACTTTTTCTATGCAACGTTCAGCGAGCAGGCAGTAAAGAAAGCAACGGCTATCGCATACACGAACATAGCCGCCGTTAGTGCCACCTACGCCGCTGCTAAGTCGCTTTCTAATATCATTCATAGCCAACCATATCAAAACGCGATCGCGACAGCTCAGTTTAAGAGTTATTCTCACTGGGTTGGTCTTAGCGCACAAACTAAAGCGGATTTGATGCAAGTGATCGCTCAAGCAGTAGCAAGCGGGAATAATCCTAAGAGTGTCGTAACAGAAATAAGCGATAGGTTAGGAGTTAGCAGAAGTAAAGCGCGTCAATATGCGCAAACCGAAATAACTGATACTTTGCGACAGACGACGATAAACGAGGACGCCAGGGTAGAAAAAGAATACGGCATAAAAACGGGCCTACTCCACACTTCGGCATTTCTTCCAACAACTAGGCCAACACATGCGGCTAGATCTGGGAAGGTGTACACAAGGGAGCAGGTGGAAGAATTCTATAGCCAAATAAAAAACAAGGCGAATTGCCACTGTGGGATTACTACTGTGCTATTAGATGAAAACGGAAAACCATTATTAACAAAAAACCTAACTGAAAGAATGGAGGAAGAAAGAAAAAAATGGGAAGATAAATACGGTGAATAGCAAAAAAGCCCACTGTATGTGGGCTTTTTTATTAGTAATGAGTTGTTTCTATGTCGATATCCAAATCACCCTGTACCTTGTCTGCAATCCTATTCAGTGCCGCAACCAGCCTTTCGTCATT